GTTTACGTTTAATCTACTATTGTCATTATCTAAAGCCGCATTGAAGGCTTCTTGTGTTGTGTGAGAAAATGCATTGACTGCATTACCTGAAGAATCTAGAAGAACTTTGTTTAGTACTTCTTTTGTTGTAAATTTATTTATTGACATAATTTATCCTATATTCCTCCACCACCGCTTTAAAAGCCTCTATATTGGTTAAATTAAACTTTATTCCTATAATTTATACTCTATAGATATATTAAATTTAATTGATTCATTTATTTATTAAAACACCTAAGTAAAATTTGAAGGAACTACTGCTCTTGTTCCACCAGTTTTACTTCTTTTCTTTGTTCCATATTTCTTAATTAACATATCGTATGCTCTTTCATGCTGACTCATAAGCCCCATAGATACTTGAGCTACATTTCCATCGTTAGTTACCCCTGCTCTGTCCATGTATAAACATTTTTTTACATAATGTACAATAGCAGAATGAAATAAATTATCTACATCTAAAGTGCTATTGATAGAGACAACCTTATTTGGGTTTCCGTAATAATGTATTAAGACACCATTAGATACTGCATGATCTATTGCTTTATAAGCTTTACGATCTGTTCGAGATTCTCCAGCAGAAGAGTGACTAGAGATAAGACCTAACTGATCTCCCCTTATAAAATATAAGACTTCATCTTCTGGAAATTTAAAATTACTAGCCATTATGAAGGTTCCTTTATTGCTGATTCAGAAGTCATATCATAAATAAGAGGTTCTCCATCTAATACTCGTGGTATTCGTACATAGTCACCATCATCATCCATAATATCAACTCTATAAATTTTATTGATTCCCATTTCATTTCCACTCGAATCTTTACCACTATCTGAAATATCATAAAAAGTTTGATCCGCTACAACGTCTAATTTAGCCGACATTGCTTTTTGTGAGTATGTACCAAGGTCAACTAGAGAATCGTTGATTAAGGATATAATATAAGCCTCTGGAGCGTCTGGAAATACTTGCCTTACCCTACTAATAATTTGTTTTACTGTAATTGAATGTACTTCCATATTAACCTCTTAATTGTGCCAACCCCTTATCGTAATCCTGTTGCAATTTTGCTTGTTGTTTTTCATAGAAAGAATAATGAGTTGTATCTACCGAAAGCCTAGTAGATATTTCATTTCCATATCCAGATGCTATAGCTATCTTTGATTGAATTTCATTAGCATATCCTTGAGCAGCATTAATATAACCTGTTATTACCTGACCATATCCTCCAATTTGAGACATCCTAGCACTTACTTCACTAACATAAGACTGAGCCTCCTCTGAACTAGCCCTTGCCTCTGCTAAATAAGCATTGCCAGCAGAAATTCTAGACTGAGATTCCTCTCTTTTAGTTCTCGCCTGTGAGAGCCTAGTGTTTACTTCATTTGAATATCCTTGAGCAATACCAAGCTTGGATTGGATTTCTGCAAGGTAAGCATTAGCATTTGCAATATATCCCTGTGCTGTCCTTGTATATCCATTAGCAGTTGATATAAAACCTTGAGCTACGTTACTATAGCCATTAGCTGTTCCAATATATCCCTGTGCGGTATTGTTAAAGCCGCTAGCTGTATTACCATAAGCTGATGCTGTTTGCAAAAAACCATTCGCTATGTTAACCTGAGCATTAACTTGATTTACCCTAGCTGAAACTTCTGATACATAACCTTGAGCTTCTGAAACAGCTGCATTAGCCACAGTTATGAAACCATTGCCTACATTAACATGGCTTGATGCTAATTCAATATCTTCATTAGAAGAATTTGTTGCTGTTACTGCTAAATCAAATTGAGTATTAGCAAGTTGCACTGCGGTATTTACCCTGTCAACAGCGGTGTTAATAGCTGTAGTAGCAGTGTCTATATTGCTGTCAACTAGAGTTACTGCTTCGTCTAGTTCAGAATTTGCTAAAGCTATTTCAGCAGCCATCTTGTCTACTTCCGCATTAGAGGAATCTACTTCAGCATTTGCTAAATCTACTTCTGCAGCCATTTTATCCACCTCAGCATTAGCAAGAGCTACTTCTGCTTTTGAAGAATCTACCTCAGAATTTGCCAAGGCTATTTCGGCATGAGCACTATCTGCTATAGTCAAGCACTCATCTATTTCTGCATTTATAGCTGTTAAAGCTGTATTTATATCACCTTCTGAATCTACTTCACCCAAGTCTAATAAGGCATCCGATTTATCAAATTCTAAATTTGCTAACTGGACGGCAGTGTTAATCCTACCAGAAGCAGTTGTAATCGCTGATAGAGCAGTATCAACACTAGAATCTACTTGAGTAGCTGATTCTCCTAATTGAGTTACAGCAGCATCTATCTGAGTATTTATCAAGTCTGCTATCGCTGGTAGTTCATCTAGCTCAGTATTTATAGCTGTTAAAGCTGTATTTATATCTGTATTGGATGCTTTACTACCCAATACATTCTGTAATGATTTTATTGCTCCATATAATACCACTAAATATTCAGCTTCATCTGGAAAGACTGCAATAGCAGAATCTCCAAAAGCTACAGAAGGATATTGAACTTCTGAATACTTAGCTGATCCACTTTTAGGTAAGACATCTATTGTGTTATTGTCCACAAAGTAAACAGGATCAGTAACACTAGCATAAATCATTTCATTTCTATCGCTAGCCCTTCCTTTTAGAGAAGAAGAAATTCTTCTACAAGGTTGATCTATATCTCCATCATTTCTAAAAACACTTAAAATGTTACCTGTGTTAAGGGTATTTGGTGTACCAGATGTAAATGTTTGCTCAGAGGCACAAAGATTTAGTAATCTGTCTGAAAAATTATTAACAACCTCTTTTGCACCATCTGTTAAAAATTGAGTTAGTTCATTTTGAGTAGGAGCACTGCTACCATCAATAGTTAAACTTGTTAATCCTTCTACTTGTGCTTCAAATGTTGCCATTATGCACTCGCTACAAAAACTTCAACACTGATAGCGTTACTGCCGGGTTGAACTACAAGACTGTCTAAATCAACTAAGTCTGTTACTAGATTAGCATTTGCATCTGAAACCCCGATTCCATCGTGACCAGAACCCATCATAAAACTTTTTCCAGCTTCTAAAAGAATACTTGCTGAAACATCTGCACCAGAATCATCCTCACCAACTTCAGCTTGTAAACTTAATGTTAGGCTGTTAGAACTATCTAAATTAGTTACCCTTATATACTTAACATCCTGTATATCTAAAGCTCCATCAAATTTTGTAGCACCACCAGCAGCTCCTACAACTTGTTTAAAATGAACAACAGTTGTTTCTGCATTTGCTGGGCAAGTAACAATTCTTTTGTATATCTCATCAATACTGCCTACTTCTAAAACTCTCTTAGAGTTATAGTCTTGATTGTCTAGAATAATTTCTTCTTCAATTTTTACTTTTAATGTTGCCATTATTCAGTCTCCTAACTTTACTGGCTTTTACTTCTTCTTTCTTCTTGTTGTAGTTTTCTTCTTTGTGGTTTTTTTCTTACCGCCCCTTATCAAATCTGCATCTGCCTTTCTAGCACCACCTTTTCCTGTAGCAAAACTTCTTACTCTTCCAGCAGCCCATTGATGAGCACTAACTCCGGGTCTAGAACCGCTAGAATAAAATGCACCCAAACCTCTAGAGTAAACTTTTGAAAGAGTTCCTTTTGATATTCCAGAACTCTTAGAATACTTAGCTAGAACTGCAGCTTTACTTCCTCCGCTTTTTGGCTTTGCTTTTTTTCTTACTGGTTTTTTTCTTGCCACTTTTACTCCTCTGTTTCGATATTTTATCCATCATTGCAGGTGTTAGTTTTCCTTTTTTATACAGCCTACTAGTTCTTAATATCTCGTCTTGAGTTTTCTTTTTATTCTTAGAACCTTTTACATATTTTTTCGGAACACCTCTTTTCGTCTTAGAAACTTTTTTAAATTTTCGAGCCATTACTTCTTAATCTTTTTTACTTTGCCATTTTTTGTTCTAGCAAACTTATGAGTTTTTGTTTCCCTTATCAAGGTTCCATAATGTTTTTTGCCACCCCACAT